GAACGCTTCGCAACACCAACATCCGCAGCAACACCTGCCGCCTTACCAAGAGAACCCAGCGCCGGATCCAAAGCACCCGTCTTACGCGCGTACTCCGCCGAATTACGAGCAGCCGGCACTTCCAACTCCTTCAACACAGCATCGATAGTCGCCAACCTCTGCTCCAGCGGCTGCAACACATCACGCTCAAACTTCGCGCGATCAGCATCAATCTCGATCTTATTGCGCTCCGAGTACTTCTTCTCAAACTCCATGTAAATATTCCGACGCTCCGCCTCGAGATTCTTCGTAGCCTCCGATATCTGACCCGCACTAGCCGCACTGGTCAAAGTCTCCTGACGAGTCTTATCAACCTGAGCATTCACCAAATTCACATCAGCGTCATTACGCTTCAAATCAGCCTCAAGACGAGCCGCAGCCATACCCGTGTTAATCGCCTGAGCAACAGCAGGAGACATAACAGCTGTATGAACTTGTCCCACGGAACCAGAGCCAGACGCACCCGAGGCAGCACCAGCAGAACCAGAAGCACCAGACGGAGAAGACGCACCACCTTGAGACACCGCCAACATTGGATTCAAACCAGCAGCCTTCATATCCTGCACAGCACGCTGATAAGACGTCCCCGACATACGCTCCTGAAAGTCCATTTGACGCTGCGCCTGATCAGAAGTAAACGCCTGTTGACCCTGAATCTGTTGAGCCTGAAAAGCCATCTGCTTATCGGCCGAAGCCTGCTGAAAACTACGATTCAACTCTGCCTGAGCAGCACTGGCAGAATTAGCATTATTCGCAATCTCCAAATTGGCCCGATTAGTCGCATTAACAGACTCCATGGATCCATAAGCAGACGCATACGGCGCAGCAGCCGCAACATAAGGCTGCACAACATCCACCGCATCACCAAGAAAACCACCGATGCCGCCACCGACAGCGGCACCTGCAGGTCCTCCAAAAAAACCGCCAATCGCGGTCCCAATCGTCGAAAGAAATCCCATGATCAGAAATGATCAATCAAACCGGGAACGCTATACATCGGGAGCGGACGCGCGGAGACAATATCGAAGAACATGTCACAGATGAGCTGCTGGCCATTGGCCGACGATCCCACAGCGAGAGTCCGCGAAAGGGGCGGCGACTCTTCGATAAACGTGGCATTAAGGGTAGGCAAAGAGGTGAACTTCTGCGCCAAGTGCCAGGGGTCGATAGTGCCGGAAGCTGTCGAGCGAAAGAGAGACGTAATCTGGCTCGGAAAGTAACGGTACTCCGCCCAACGTTCCTGATAACCAAATACGAGATCATCGTTCGCATCACCCCGGACATAAATCTCCTTATTAAGAATGGTCTGCTCACCGAGGTGCGAGAAAACCGGAAAGTAGAAGTCATAACGAGTCTCCCTTGACCACATCCGACGAAGGCCCTGCTGATACGTCAAATCGGCACGCACCGACACAAGACCAATGATCATCCCGTGCTCAACAAAGGACTGAGAAAAACCATGACCCGCTGCAAGGCCGGTACCCATCGCGGCCAAATTGCCCTGCGGGGTCGTCGTGCCGGAGGCACCCGATCCCGACGTCTGGGCTATCGGAGAGATAACAACAGGCGTTGAACCTCCACCAAGATATTCTGGTCTTTGCAGCCTTGCATCCGGAGACACCACACCAAAATGGGAACGAACGATTTCGGTATATCGCGTGCCGCCACGAGCATCTCTCTCCAACAACTTCTGAATCTGAAATGACTGGCGCAACTGATTGATCGTCGCCGCCGTCGCCTGGGAAAGATCAGCGTACAAAGTCCCGTTCGGGTCATAAACCGAATCCAGGTTCGGAGTCACGCTATAGAACAAACCGCCGGCATCCGCACCGACGTTGGTAGGGCCCGCCACCAGGGCGTGCGTATCAGCACGGCGCACATTCCCTGGAACACCGGTAGTACTGGACAAATTTACAGGAGCACTCGTTCCCAGGGGAAGCGTAACGGAGTCACCTTTCTGCGGCCAGGGAAGCGCGGAAGTGAAATAATCATGACGCTTGCCGCGACGCTGAAGAACGTAGTCCGTGGGGGTATCGGGACCATCATCTTTGTCTACGACAAGTGAATCCTGCAAGTTTTGATCGCGGAACCACTCGTTGTAGATCAGATTGTAAGCACGAGTGAAAAGCGCGGAATGCGACACCGTCGCCGCGCCGCCGACCTGGCCAACCGTAGGAAGACCCATGTAGTCCTGGAGAGAACCAATCGCATAGCCACCGGCCGGACACGACACCTGGGGAATCACGTAATCGATGGAGTCGCCCGGGTCGATCTGCTCACCCATGAACTTCTGCCAGTTGTCCCACACCAGGCGATTCGGAACAAAAAAGAAAAAGGAATCCAGGTGAAGATTGTCCATGATCGGAAACAGCGGAGTGGCCAACCTGGCAAAAGCAGTCATCTGAACCCGGAAAGAATCGCCAGGGAGAACCTCGTCGACCAGGACCGGAATCAGGTAACCAGCATCGAAAGTCGTCTTATGAGTCGTCTGACGACGGAACGACGAGCGCGGAACATCCGCGCGCGGCACCATGGCAAACTGATGAACATTGACACTCTGATTGCGATGCATCACACCCCCTTGTAATCAACGCCACGAGCCAAACGAATCGGCTCCGGCCAGATCTCGAAAGAACCACCATCATCAAAACGACCCATGTCGTACAGCTCGTAATCCTCCGGATGCGCGTGCATTGGAGAATCATCCTTCTTCACCTCGTCGCCGAACTGGCGCACCGCAATCCCAACCGCCGGAACAAAAAACGGTGGAAGAAACGCACCAAGAGCCAGGTCCTTAACCGCAACGATCGAACGAATCATCAAATCACCTCACTAAGTTATAGAACGCTTCAATTGACGGAGCTTCGCATCCAGCACCTTTGCACGAACGGCCATCCGTTCATCCGTCTGATGGGCTGCGCTCTTAAGCCCATCTAAAAACCGGTTGTACTGCACCGTGTCGGTCGTGATCTCATCATTAACACGATCCCAATCCAATTGCTTCTTGTCGTAATACCTGGGCGTATTGAACTTAGCACCACCAGGTCGAACCACCTTACCCTCAGGGTAGAAATCACCCCGAAACTTCTCAAGGAACGCGGCGCCTATGCCTGGCTTGAGGGACATCTTGTTGAACTCCGGTACACGGTCGAAAAGCACCTCGCCAGTCTCGATATCGACAGTCTGATAGTGGGACAGACTCCGGGAGCCAGTAATTTTCTTCATGCAATACCTCGCCACATAGGCTGCACTCTCGAACGTCACCGCACCAAGTTCCGAATATCCGAAGGGCCACAATTCCTCCAGGGTAGGAGAACGATAAGTAGGGAAACCACTAGGACTAGTGCCATGCCGCACCTTGTCTAAGAAGTCAAAACCAAAAAGCAGAGCGTGATAATGGGGACGTGAAAAGTCCTCACCATACTCACCACACATATAAAAACGAACGCGCACGTTAGAAAATCGCGCACGAAGACGTTTAATAAAAGCTTGAAAATCCGAATAACGAAGAGACGAGCCAGGAGGCAAATGCTCATCCGAATAAGTAAGAGTTAAATAACAATTGACATCATTAAGTGCGGCCTCATGGACACACCTAATAGCCCACTCACGAGAACGCTTCAAACGACATCCCTTGCATTGACCACACGATAAAAAAAAAGAGGAGCTCAGAGCTCCTCTTTCAACGAATACCACAGAACCGTCATCACGACGGAATGCGGGCATCGGGGAAAAACAGGTCATCAGAAACGAATACCGCCACGCATCACCTGCGACATGTTCGCACCCTTGGTGCGCTTGGACTGACCACGGAACTTGCGAGCAGACTTGCCCTTGTTGACACCACGCCGACGTAAGGGACTCATAACGACACCTCCAAAAAGAAGAAAACTACTGAAATAATAGACAGGAAATCCATTCCTGTCACCTAGCACAGTTACATCAAGTATATAACTGTGCACCGCTACGCTCCCGGCGGGGGCTTTCGCCCCTACGCCTCCAGCCCCCTCCGGGGGCTATTTGCCCGGCACGGGGGCAGGTTCGTCCGGTACGACACGAACGGAAATGGGTGAAGGGGGGGGTACCGGGACGGGCTCCGGCATCGCTATGCCGAGTTTACGGGCCTCCTGGAGATTGTCCTTGTCGGAACAAAAATCCACAAAGTCCGCAGGGTCATTGTTGAAACGCTTACGAACGTGGGCGGGCAGCTCCATGAAGGACTCACGCGCCGCCACGATCAAATCCATGGACTGGCGGAAGTCCAGGGCGGAAGTGAAATCCCCCTGCAAGGGGGGAGCCAAAGTGGTCGGAACCTGGCCGGTCACGCCAAAGCGACGCACGATGGTGTTGATGTCGCATTCCTCCTTGAATTGCTGTTGAGTGCGGGACGGTTCACCGCACGAAAGACCGGACTCGTCAGACGCCGCAT